CACAACATAACATTTACCAGCACATGCTTTTAACTGAAATTCCAAACGTTTATCAGCGCGCTCTCGCGTTAGAGCGCCGGATCCGGCTTCGGGAGCTTTATCCTGAAGGTGTAATTCCTTACCTCGCTAGGCAGGAATACACTGGGGCACTTGCGTCCCCCAACGGACCACACGGACGTCAGTCACCCGAGGTGACCACGTCTTTTCGAGCCAAGTTACCCTTAGAACAGTACCCTAAGCGTGACTACACTCTCACCCCTGAGCACACCATGCTCTACATTGGCAAAATGGATGGCTATCCTTTCAACGCCTCCGTTCCCAAATTTGACCCTTGGTTTCGCCACATCCTGAAATCTCGTGTCCCTGGTGTCGTTCAAGACTTGGAGAGTACCTATATGCGCGATCCCTGCACCCCGGAACGTGTCATGGCTCACATCAAAATGTACGACCGCACATGGAAAAGGATGCCTACCGGCAAACACATGCAGCAGGCGAAACAAATCGTCGCTGACCTTTTCTCTCCTGTTGGAAAAGTCGAACCAATCGACTTCAACTTTGCAGGATGGCACAAAATTCTCCCTCACCTGGAGATGTCATCTTCCCCCGGCCTTCCCCTCCGTCGTGAGTTCACTACTCAAGGCGAGTGCCTGCCTCATATCTATGATAAGGCAAAACGGCTGAATCACTTCGCAAAGTTTCTCCAACCTGGCGCTGTTCGTGCGCCTCCCTGCATGATCGGGCTTCGACCTGGTCTCATCAAGATCGAGGAACTAGAATCCAAGATCAAAGCACGTGGAGTTTGGGCTTACCCAGCGGAAGTCAAAGTCATCGAGATGCGATATGTCATCCCACTCATGGAGCGTTTTTCTACCATGTTTGGCAAGATCCCCTACCCTGTGGGACGAAATATGACGAAGGCTCTACCCTTCATTATCGATCATCTTTTGCATGACGGCAAACACGGTTTCGTTACTGACGTTTCGAAACTAGATACTTGCATTGGTCCCGATTACATCGACTGGGCCTTTTCACTTATCCGCTCTTTCTATGATATGGGCATCACCCAATCATCAGACACCCGCAACCACAATGTGTTATCTTTCCTTCACTTCTACTTCAAGCGTACCCCGATTCTTCTACCTTCGGGCCAATTTGTTAAGAAAATTGGCGGAGTCCCATCCGGTTCTGGTTTCACCCAGATCGTTGACACCCTTGTTACGTTGTTGATCACTGTCTACTCCATGCTTCGGCTTGGCTATGACTGTGAAGACATCAAAGGAAAGCTTTTCGCTGTCGGAGACGACATGGCGACCTCAGTCCCCTCAGACTTCCCCGTCGAGGAGTTCTGCTATATCACTGGACAATTAGGTTTTGAAATTAACCTGAAGAAAGTGATGTTCTCGAACAAAGGAATAGAACTCAAATTCCTTGGATACTCCAAACTTGGAGGGTCAATATATCGTCCAATCGAAGAGTTGCTTCAAACTGCTCTCTTCCCAGAAAAGTACGTCGGCAATGCCGAACGTTCACGACAACGAATCCTTGGTCAAACGATTGCTTCAGGCCTCACAAACGGTTTCTTCTCTAAAGTTAACTACTGGATGGAAGAACTCGTAGGCTGGCAAACGGCTCTCGACCCCGACGAAGTGTACATTCCCCAGAAACGGTGGATGCGTCACGTTCTCGGCCTGGACGAAATCCCCAGGACCACCATCGCCTTTGACTTGTTTCATATAGTCTAGGTTCCCC